TGCTGACCGAAAAGGAATGATGGGTCGCATACCACCTGTAGGTAAAGGTGTTGGTGGCGGTGACATGGAACTTTCTCCTGCACAAATTAAAATGCTTGAGCAAATGATAAAGCAACAAAATCGCGTAAGAGATGCTGAAGAACGCAAAGCATTCCCACCCCCGTCTATGATGAAGAATGGTGGTGCAGTTCGTAAAAGAAAACCCAAAAAAGGCTGTGTCATGAAAGGACGCGGCGGCAAATATAAAGGAATAAAATAATGAAAAATCCTAGTGACAGTCAGGTTGGTCTTAAAAAACTTCCTAAAGAAGTTCGCAATAAAATGGGTTATTTTGCCGATGGTGGTAGCGTGGAAATAGATGGCGTTATGGATGAGAGCTACGTTGAGCCTCACAAAGCGTCTAAAAAAGGTGGAACCAAAGCGGGTAATTCTCGCGGTGGTGGCGCGGCTCTTCGTGGCACTAAGTTTTCTGGGGTGAAGTGATGCCCAAAGTAACCATAGACATTCATCTACCTTATGATGAGATGCCAGAATACGAGATGCCTGAAGATGAGGTTTTAATCGTTGAAGATGTCGTTGACGAGGAAGAATCAGAAGAAATCGTTATCACCTGTCCTACTTGTGGTTCGGTAATTGATGTTGAAGAAGATTAAGTCGCTGCAAAATTACGTCAGTGACATTATAACAGGAGTCTCAAATGGCTATTGAACAAGGACTAGGTGCTGGTGGTCTACCTGACGAGCCTGTAGTCGAAGACAACACTCGTATTTTAGAAATACCTCAGCTTCCTGCGAATCCGGGTCTTACTGAATTTGATGACGGTAGTGCTATTGTTGGAGAGTATGAGGAAGAAAAAGAACCTGTAGAAGAAATTGAATTTGAAGGTAACTTAGCTGATGTTATGGACGAGGGAGATTTAAACGATATTTCCTCTGACCTTGTTGGCTCTATTGAAGATGATTTATCCGCTCGTGAAGATTGGGAAGATACATATAAAAAAGGTCTTGAGTTTCTTGGAATGAAGACTGAAGAGCGCAGCGAACCCTTTGAGGGTTCTTCTGGCGTTATCCACCCATTACTTGCTGAGAGCGTTACACAGTTCCAAGCTCAAGCATACCGTGAGATGTTACCGTCTACTGGACCTGTTAGATCACAGGTTGTTGGCGCACAGAACGAAATGCTTGTTAAACAGGCTGAACGCGTAAAAGATTATATGAATTATATGATCACTTACGAGATGGAAGAGTACGATCCAGAGATGGATCAGATGTTGTTTTATCTCCCTGTGATTGGTTCTACATTTAAAAAAGTTTATTTTGATCCTTTGAAGGGTCGCGCTGTTAGTAAATTTATTCACGCTGAAGACATCATTGTGCCTTATGGCGCTTCTGATTTTGTATCCTCGCCTCGCATTACGCACCGTTTGACAATGGATTCTAATGAGATTCGCAAGTTGCAACTCGCAGGATTTTATCGTGATATTGATCTTCCAAATTACTCAGATGGCGATGACTCCTCTATGGGAGAGATTGAAGAGTCGATTGATGACGTTCAAGGCGTTCATCCTTCTGGCCCTTCTGAAGAACTTACACTGTATGAAGTACATACATCTTTGGACATTGAAGGCTTTGAGGACTTAGGACCTGATGGAGAGCCTACAGGTTTAAAGTTGCCTTACATTGTAACTGTTATTGCAGATTCCAATGATGTTTTATCTATTCGCAGAAGTTATGATCCAGTGGACCCTATGAAGCGTGCGAAGCAATATTTCGTGCATTATAAGTTTCTTCCGGGTTTAGGATTTTACGGCTTGGGCTTAACGCATATGATTGGTGGATTAGCACAGGCTTCAACATCTATACTGCGCCAGCTTATTGATGCAGGAACGCTCTCCAACCTACCAGCAGGCTTTAAAGCCCGTGGCGCTCGTATCCGCGATGAAGATTCTCCCCTTCAACCGGGTGAGTTCCGCGATATTGATGTGGTTGGAGGGACCCTGCAAGGCTCTTTGATGCCCCTCCCCTTCAAGGAGCCTTCAGGGACTCTTTATAACCTCCTTGGCACACTTGTAGACGCTGGACGTAGATTTGCATCTATGGCTGACATGAAGGTTGGTGAGATGGGTGGAGATACACCTGTCGGCACGACTATGGCGATTATGGAGCGTGGCACTAAGGTTATGTCTGCAATTCATAAGCGTCTGCATTATTCTCAGCGAATTGAATTTAAGCTCTTGTCTAAGATTTTCTCTGAGACAGTGCAGATGTACCCATACACCGCAGATATGCAGATGGGACCTGAAATCTTCTCACAAGATTTTGATGCTCGTGTAGATGTTTTACCTGTTTCCGATCCCAACATCTTCTCTATGTCCCAGCGCATTGCATTGGCACAAACAGAGTTGCAGTTGGTTCAGTCTAATCCACAGATACACGGTGGCCCACAGGGTTTATATCAGGCGTATCGTAAGATGTACGAAGCGTTGGGCGTAACTAACATTGATGGCATTCTGCCTCCTCCCCCGCCCCCTCCACCTCCAGTTAATCCATCTAAGGAAAACCAGAACGCTCTGATGGGCGCTCCTTTGCAGGCTTTCCCAGAACAGGATCACGAGGCTCACATAGAGGCTCACATGGCTGTTATGTCTACTCCTGCGATGCAACTTAACCAACAGGCTATTATGGCTCTACAAGGCCACATACAGGAGCATATTGGTCTACTAGCTGAAGCGCAGGCACAGCAGGAAGTTATGTCTCAGATTCCGCCAGAGCAAATGCAGATGATGCAACAACAAATGCAAATGGCTCAACAGCAAATGCAAATGGGTGGTCCTCAAGGTCAGCAACCTCCGCCTGATCCTATGGCTCAGTTTAAGCCACAGATCGACGCTCTTGCGGCACAAATCATTGCTGATCTAACGGAAGAGCTTGTGCAGGCGGTTACGCCACCTGAACAGTCTGACCCTCTTGTTGATATTAGAAACCAAGAGCTTCAGATAAAGGCCGCTGATTTACAGCGCAAACAAACAGAATTTGAAGCCAAGCAAGAATTTGATCGTGAGAAAGAACAAAACGATGTTCTAACTGCGCAACAGAGGATTGACGTTTCAGAAGCGGCATTAGCCGATAAAACAAGAATTGCAGAGGATCGCATTCAAACACAGCGAGATATTGCGGCTCTAAACTCAAGCATGAAGGAATAAGGATATGGGATCAGTAAGAGATAAGATGGTTGAACAAATTCGTGCAGCGAAGCGTGGAACTGTCATAGCAGAACCTGTTGTAGAAGCAGTTGTTGAAGTTGTTGAAGAAGTGAGGGCGCGAGATGAAAACGGACACTTTATTTCAGATGATCCAGCCACTCCCGAAAACGAAGCGTGGACTAAAAAACCAAAAGCCAAAAAGAAAAATTCTTCAAAGAAAAAAACAACCTCCAAAAAATCTAACTAGGTTTAGCAAAATAGCCAGACCCCAGAGATTCCAAGGTATTTTGTGATTTTCTGGTATTTGTACTTGTAATTCCCGTATAGTTTTATACTATATGTGGTATGGATGCACTACATTTAGCAGAATATCTGTATAAAAGCATACGAGAGCGCGATGCCCGTCTAAAAGACAGGTTAGCGGACGGTTCGATACAAGCATTTGACGAGTATCGGTTTATAGTAGGCGAAATACGCGGCATGGCCTACGTTGAGGAAGAACTCAAAGCCGCGATGAAAGGTATAGAGTACGCGGATGACTAAGAAGTTATTTGTGCCAGAACACGTTGCTAGAGCAACGGCAAAGGCAGTTAAGAATGTTTCAGACATTCCCAAACCAATAGAAAATGCTTTTGGCAAAAGTGCCAAAGACAAAAACGCGGATGATCCCTCTGATATGGAGCAATCATCTTTAGAGAGATTACCACAGCCAACAGGCTACCGTGTTCTCATCATTCCTTATTATCCCAGCGAGAAAACAAAGGGTGGTATTATTGTTCCCGATGCAGTTCGTGAACGTGAATCCTTTGCCACTGTAGCAGCTTATGTTGTGAAATTGGGACCAGACGCCTACAGTGACCCCCAGAAGTTCCCAAGTGGTGCTTGGTGTTCTGAGAAAAGTTGGGTTCTTATAGGAAGATATAGTGGAAATAGGTTCAAAGTGGAAGGACTTGAGGTTCGTATTATAAATGACGATAATATTATCTCAACAATCCTTGACCCGAAGGACATTTCTTATGTATAAGTCAATTGAGAGCAAGGAAATTAATTATGTCTGAAGACATTAGAGAAGATGAAGAGTTTGAAAAGGGTACTTCCGTTGAAGTTGAAGATGATCAAGTAGAAGATACTGAATCATCATCAAGTGATGACGAAGAAACCCGAACAAATGTTCGTAGTAAGTCTTCTGGAGATGATGAGCTAGAAAATTATAGTGAATCAGTTCAGCGAAGAATTAATCAGTTAACTGCGAAACGTAAGCAAGCCTCTGAAGAAGCTCAAGCGGCACTTCAGTATGCTCAGAAAGTACAGCAAGAGAACGAGTCAATGAAGACTCGCCTCCAGCAAGTCAGCGCAGGATATAACAATGAGGCTGAAGGCCGTTTAAAGGCACAAGAAGCTCAAGCCACTCGCGCATACTCTGAAGCTAGTGAAGCTGGTGATTATGATCGCGCTGCTAAAGCTCAACAAGCTCTCGCCCAAATTGCAGTAGCCAAAGAAAAGGTTCGCAATCAAAAAGGTCAGCTTGAGCGTCAAAAGCAGCAACAACAGCAACAACAAAAAGTTGCGCAAGATAGGCAAGCACAGCAAGCGCCTGCGCAACAGGAAGCCCCTCCCCGTGATCCTAAATTAGATAGCTGGTTGGGTAAAAATAATTGGTTCGGCAGTGATCGTATTATGACACGAACCGCTCAAGCAATTCATGAAGAATTGGTTTTAGAAGAGGGATTTGATCCTGCATCGGACGATTACTATAAAGAAATCGACTTGCGTATGCGTAAGGAAATGCCTCAAAAGTTTAAGGAGAAACGGTCCAACGCCCAAACCGTTGCTCCCGCGTCTGGTAACGGACGGTCAGTAAAGTCAGGGCGGAAGAAATCGGTAGAATTATCGCCGGGTCAAGTTGCGTTTGCGAAGAAAATGAGAATACCACTCGACAAGTACGCGCGAGAAGTAGCTAAAATTGATAATAGACGGAGTGAATAAAATGGCAGATAGGACATCACGCGAAGCAAATACGCGGGAGAGCGCACAGCGCCCACAACAATGGCGTCCGGGTTCTGCTTTAGAAGCACCCGAACCACCAATCGGTTTTAAACACCGTTGGATACGCGAATCCGTAATGGAGTTCGACGATAAAACTAACGTACATAAAAAACGGCAAGAAGGATGGGACCTCGTTCGCGCAGAGGAATACCCCGATTATGTTGGCCCTGTAGTAGATGAGGGACGGAACGCTGGCACTATTGGTGTTGGTGGACTTGTTCTCGCTCGTATCCCCGTCGAAGTGGCTGAACAGCGGAACGCACACTATCAAGGTGTAGCACAGAATCAAATGGACGCAGTAGATCGTGATTGGATGCGTGAAAACAATCCAGCCATGCCAAAGTCTGCTGCACAACGTAAATCATCCGTTTCCTTTGGACAAAAGGGACGCGGAAACTCTGAAGGAGAGTAAAGATGGCGAATCAAGACGCTGCCTTCGGCTTACGCCCCATTGGACGTGTAGGGGGAACCCCTTATACTGGTGGACAAAGCCGATACAGAATCGCCGCAAACTACGGAACAGCTATTTTCCAAGGTGACATGGTTATGCAAGTAACTGGTGGAACAGTGGAAATTCACGCC